GTTGAATTAGCGTTTTCCCTGGCCACGGTATCTCTTCTTGCCCTTTTTTGGGCGTGAGTGCTGACCATTTCCCTGTTTGGTCCGTTTCGGTTTACCGACAACAAAAGTGTTGCCATTTAGGGACTTGGCCATTAGTAGCCGTCAGTTGACTGCAAGCTCTGATATTTAAGGGCTAAGCCAGTGAACAGACCATGCTGAGGATGGCTGATCATGTCGCGGCCATCAAGGAAAAACAATTCCTCAAGCCACAGGGTCCTTGCGGCCATCGCTTGCACATCAGACGCCCCCGGCTTGGAGGCGATCATCGGGTCAGGGCGTTGCATCAGATCACCAACTAGAAGGTTTGCCAGATGCCTGGGTCGGCGTGATCTGCTCAGTAATCCGTGCAGCCAACGCATCTTGAATCTCAGTGACCTTTTCATCGCCACCAAGCTTGGCCTGCACAGCTGCCACGATGTCAGCCTCAGTCAGATCCTCAAAATCGGCCAAGGTGTTTGGACGATCCAACCCGATGCTGCCGTAAGCGCCTGAGTTGTAGGCGTTGCCGTCAGAATCAACCTGATCGCTGATTGCCGTCACGGTGTAGTGAGCCGTGTGAGCAAAATTGTCACTGAGGTCTCTGTTGAGGTCAGCGATCTTCCAAACGTAGGTGTTAGCCATGATGAAGTGAAGTCAGAGAAAGTTTAGGCCGATCAGCAAGCCATCAGCACACAAGGCACGCAATAGCTGCCATCAGAGTAAGTAGTAGAAACCGTGGTGCTAGTCACCTTGGCAATGGTCTTGGAACGCACGATGTCATCATCCTGCGGTTTTGCTGTTCCATCACCAGCAGACATCAGCAGATCACCGCGTGCAACGGTTGTGCCCTGTGCAATACGGATGATGAAGTCACCCGTCATCGCGCAGTAGAAGTCGTTGTCGTAGGTGTCATCGTCATCGTCCCAGGCTTGAAACACGCCAGCCACGTTGACATCACCTTCAACATCGCTGATCTTCATGCGGTTCAGCTGTTCGTTGTCTTCTGTGTAAGCCTCAACTGCAGGTGTTTTTACGTCGCCAACACTGACACCCTCAGGTAGCTCATCCTCTTCGGTGTAAAGCACAGCGTCTTGAGCAGCATGAGCCCATTCGCACATCTCATCGAGGTTGCTCAGCACAGAGCCACGCAATATTTCAGTACGTTCTGCTCCAGAGGGGAGTTGTGACCAGCGCGAAAGGTGAGCACCGTTGTAAGAAACGGTGGTGCCAGAGACAGAGATAGTACCCTCAATTACGTTTTGCGCTTCAAAATTTACGAGAACTCCGTCTGTGCCGTTGCGAATAACATTAAGTGGAACGTTTGATGTTCTTGTTACGGCAATATAACCAGCATCGGCAAGAACAATTCCTTCTGTACCAAAGGATGAAGTTGTTTTGGAGATCAAGACATCACCAGTACTCGTAATCCGCACCCGCTCCGAATTGTTTGTGCCGAAATTAATTATGTCATTCTCGTAATTCCAAACACTGCCAGTTTGCCCACCCCAGTTGCCCACAAAGAATCCGTCACCAGAACCAGTGCCCGTATTGCTGTTTTGAAACAGCGCGGCTGAAGCACCGCCGTAAATGTTCAAACTAGCATTAGCGGCTGACGTGCCGATAGAAACGCTGCCTCCGCTGCTGATGCGCAATCTTTCTCCTAAGGTGCCGCCGCTAGCTGTACTGAAAAACATGTAGCCATCGTTTTCAGCACTCTGCCTTGCAACACCAATTAGTCCATTATTATTACCGCCGTTGCTTCTCCAGATAATACTTCCGTAATCGTCAGTGTTTGCGGCAGCATTTGTACGTTGTATAAATATCTTTGCGTTACCGCTGCCTCTTCCTACATGTAAGGGTCCTTGCGGAGATGTTACCCCGATACCGCAATTTCCACTCGAATCGATTCTGACTCTTTCCGTCGGGCTGCTTGCACCGTCAGCTGTGGTCGAAAATGTTAAACGTCCTGGACAATCGTTATCACCAGGCGTGCCATCAACTGACGCTTTAATTTGAGCAAAATCTGGATAGCTGTTGCCATCGTATCCTTTGAAGTTGATTTTCCCTAAATCTTCGTCATCCGAAATAACGCTGCTGCCACCTTCATTAACTATTACAAGAATTCCATTTCCATCGGCATTAGCAACTGCAATCGAAGAATCTGCTTCACCAGATCCCCTGAATTGGAACTTTGGGGTGTATCCAGAGCCGCCTGCATAATCAGTTGCACTAGAAGTCCCCAAGAGGAGCCTGCCACTCGAATCAATGCGTGCTCTCTCCGTGTCAGTGGTATGGAAGCTAATAATATCTGAATCAAAAAATTTGATATAAGAATCGTTTGGAGCACCAGCTCCAGAGTTGCAGCCGATTCTGCCCTGATCTGCTATATGAATATGGCCAGTCCCGCCTATTTCTAAATCACAACCAGGCGATGAAGTGCCAATGCCGACAACATTATTTCCACCATCGACAAACAGCATGTGAGTGTTGCCGTTTGACTCCACGCGGAAGTCAATATCAGCGCTGGGTTCATTAAGTACAGTCTCAGTGTTGTTAATCCTTAGACGCTCACCACCGCCAGTGGTGAAAGCGATATTGTCAGCAGCAGGGCTGAAGAGGCCCGTGTTGGTGTCGTCAGCAAATGCAAGGCCAGGCGAACCCTCGGACCCATCCTCAATCAGCATCGTGCCGTCAAGCTCACGCAGCGTGATCCATGCGTTGTTGGCGCTGTTCCTGATTTTCAGGACGTTGGCCGTTGTATCCGCCCACCACTGATAGGCGTAAGTCGTCCCAGGCTCAGAGCTTCCGCTGTTATTGCTGACAATCGCCGCTAGGGCGTCATTCAAATCAGAACGGACTGCCGCACCTGTGCCGTTTGCAATCACATAATCGTGGGTTGCCATGACCTAGCCCGCTGCGAACAACATTCCCTGCATATTAAACGCCCCTGCCAAAGCCCACAGCCGTATAAGTGAAGGTCCGATCTTGGTTGTTGCCGCCTGAATCCAGCACGTCAAGATCAAAACCAGTGCCCGTCACGTTGCTGACGTTGACCCGTTCACCGTTGCCAAGATTCTGCACGGTGATTCCGATGCTGGGCAGGAAGTTGTTTAGGTTCCCCAGCGCCGACGTGCCAACAAAGAAGGCGTTGTCAAAGGTCACCGACTTAGTGCTAGTGCCTGATGCGATTGGCTGGCTGATCTCTTCCCTGCGCTGGAAGCTGGTCTCATAGCCCAACTGATCAATCAAGATGTTCTGCGCAATGTCAGCACTGGTCAGCTCTGCCTTGAACTGGAATGCACGGCCCTTGAACGTGCCAGCAACAAACTCCTGCCACCCTGTATAAGTCGGAGATCCTGAAGGATCATCGTCAGTCCTTCGCATGTAGAGCTTGGCATTGACAGCATCAGCCTCAGTGCCGTCAAAGTCATTCCAGGTATCAATCAGCGCAATGCGAGCGTCGATGGTGTCATTAGGGAAGAAAGCTCTAGTGACAAACCGCCGCTTGATGTCCAGCGCAAAACGTGCGCCAAGATCCAGCGTGTTGTTGAACTGATACTCAGCAGAACTAAGGATGTCCCCAAGGAAATCAAAGGACGTGATCGCGTCAACGTCAGTCACATCGTCGATGTTGTCATCACCATCGATCACCAGAGCATCAAGGTCGTCGCTGTAGAAGCAGTCAGTCTTTGTGCCTTGGAACGGCGGTGTGTCCTGATCTTCCCTGCGGGTTTGGACCGGGATACTGCCAACAGCATCAGGGAAGTCCATCAGCACACTGGTGGCGTTCGTGCTCTTATTCCCCAGCTCATCCTCAAACTTGACCAGGACCTCACCTTCGACCAGCGGGATGATCGCTTCAGTTGAGTTGCCTGCAACAGCAGGGATCAGGTCAACAGAGTTAGGCCAAGTCGCAGAACCATCAGTCAAATTGCTGTGCTTAACGTGAACAAGGCCATTCACCTTCACGTCAAGATCAACGGTCTGATCCCAGCGCAGGCGAGCACTGTTGGCGCTAATGGGTTCAATAGACAAATTCTGCACATCGCCAGGCACAGCGGTCTTGCCAAGCAGCGTGAACGTCGCTGTTGCAGTTGCGCTTTGTTTGCCAAGATAGTTTTTAGCGATGATTTGCACTGTCAACGTGCCTGCACGCAAAGCACGCAAAGTGATGGATGGTGCCCCGGTTGTTACTTGTTCAAAGTTGTTATTATCAATTCTGTACTTAACTTCAAATTCGTTGACGTTGATACGTTTATGACTCCAGCTCAGGTCGAAGCCAGTGTGTACTGTTTGACCCTCTTGATAAAGAAACTCAGTGCCGCTTAGGGCCTCTGGCGCTGCGGGGATGCCTGACAGGTTTGTAATGTCTCGTGCAGTAAGCGAAACATCTTGTTCAACGGCGTTATAGATCGACTCGTTGTAAGCGAGGGCAGTGACACCAATAGTGCCGTCATTGTTCTCAGCAACAGAAACAACACGAAACTGCTGTGACTGAATATCACTGGTCTGAATCAACCAGACGGCAGCAGCGTTCGGTGCCTCACTAAACGCTTCCGAGACAGTGATTGCAGTCCCTGAAATGCTGCTAATCGTCTTTGTCTCAACCAAGCCAGTCGGCATCATGACCGAAATGGTTGGGCTCGCTGCAAGATTAACTGACAAATCGGTGTCACTATCAACCGTGATGACAGTTGTGGTTGCAGAACTAACACGACCACTGCGCCTTGTACCAGCACGCAAGGGATCAGCAATGTCCACTACCGTGCCGGGAGTGAGGACAATCCCACTATCAATCGCAACAGCGAAAGAACAAGTTTCGGTAAGATTTTTTTCGCTCAACAACGTCCACTTGCCGAGCCTGTGCGCTTGACCTTGTGAGTAACAACCCAGAGCACGGATGTCTTTGTTAATGATGCCGTACTTGGCTACCGCCTCAGCGTCCTCAACGTATTCGTACTCAACCTCGCCAAGGTTGTCGTAACTTTGCCAGCCAACAGTCGCACAAGTGTGCCTAGTCTTTTCCGCTGTGCCCGTGTAAGTAAACAGGCCATCAACGACATTGGAAGGTCCAAGCAGATACTGGGCATCAGTAGGCTTGTCTTGCCTCAGTACAAGAGAACCTGCTCCGTAATAAGCAATGCCACGGAAAACGCTTGTTAGCTGTTGAATGACGTTGAAAACTTCGTCTCTGCTGTTAATAAGGATGTTGAGGCTAAATCGCGGCTCTTGCCCGCCTTTGCCGTCATCGACCAAGGCGTTGCAGTATTGAGAAACAGAGAAAAAATCAAACTTATCGAGCGTGCTTTCGTCTACACCAACCCCATAGCGACGCTGATCAATTAGCAAATCGTACAAACACCACGCAGGGTCATTAGTCCAAGTCGCAGCCTGAAAGGTGCCATCCCAAGTTCCTGAATAGGTGATCCTACCGAGATGTGTTGTTGTATCTACAGTCGCATTGCTTGGGATTTTTACCTTCATCCCGCGAATCAGGTATTTGCGTGTAGGCACACTGCTGAATTGTTTTGCGCTGAAGCGCATTCCCATCAATGCGCTGTTCGGGTAGCGCAGCTTCTCGTCTTGTATCTCTGTGTATGCACTCCAAAAAATGTCGCTAGATCTCTTGCTGCTGGTCTCGTTTGCGCTTGTCCTAATCACGCGAATATCTACAGGGAATGCGCCATCGAAGTTAATGATGTAATCCCTCTGATATAAACTGCTGCTTTTGCCGCTAATCGTGTCAGACAAATAAGTGTTATATCCGCCGCCGTTGTACTGGATGTCAATACGCAGAGATACAGAGTTGCCTAATATATCTCCCTCGTTAGTGATTCGCTGCAACGAAGGGACGTTAATAGTTACCCTTGCACGATCAACATCAGTGTCAGTAATTTGACGTGTTACTGGCGTTCCGTTTTCAACCTTTACCCCGACATTTTGCTCTGATTCGATATTGCCAGCGCCTGCTGGAGCAGGAATATATGACTGGCCTTGGGTTCCATTTCTCGTAACAATTGCAAAATTTTGAAAGTTAAAACTACCGTCAGCATTTTGAACAGGAGTGTCGTCGAGAAATATGCTCTTGCCACCATCATCAAGTCCCTCAATCTCGCCCTCACAAAGCAAGTCAAGAACATTCGCAAACTGTTCTGACTGCAGACTGTCATCTGCCTCGATTGGCGTACGAGATGAGCGACCACCACCTTTACCGCCGCCACCGCCGCCTGAGCCAGCAATTTTCAAGCCTAAGCCAGCGTTATGAACACGGATGCCGTTTGCGATGAAGGTGTGGTGACCCTCAACGGTTAAGTTGTAAACCGTACGCAGCCCAAGCTCTTCACGGCTAACGATTGGCAGCAGTTGATT